TTAAAATGGCTCTTCTTCGCTTTCTTTTTCTGTTGCAGGTTCTTTTATTTCTTCAAAGTCAGATACATCAATAGGCTTATCATCTTCTAATTCTGTGTATTGTGCTTCTTCGAAAACTGGTTGTTCAAAGTCCAATTGTTCTTGATTTGCATTCTCTTCAACTTCTGAGTCCAACACTTCTTTGCGTTGACGTTGTTCGGATTCTTGTGCGTATTTGAAAAGATTGCTATCTGTTGATGTGTTGATATAACGTTTAGCAGCTCTATTGATAACTGTTTTTTTAGCCATTTCTTCTTTGAAATTATTATGTGTTTTAGAATTTTGTAATGCTTTTTCATCTTTAATCATTGATGACTGCATCCACGCTTGTTTAATTTGTTCAATAGTCATGACTTCAATATAGTTATCTCGTCCATCATTAAATACGATTGTGCAGTACGCACCGATAATGTTTTCTTTGTCGATGTTAAAGAAGTCTTGTTCGTGTTTAATCGCTTTGATACGTCCTGTTTCTCCCATTTCTTGCTTGAATGTATCGCCTTTATAAATCACTTGAGCAACAACATCTTGAGCACCTGCATCACGTTTTAACATCATTACATTACCGTGATAGCTACGTTGTAACTGCATTTTGTTGCCGTAAGGAATAAAGTAGCATTGATTTTTAGCTGGATTTAAACCTTGCGTTACCATGTCTAATAAGGCATTTGCTTTGCTTGTATCGTTACAACTCATTAATTTGTTATCTTGGCTGATTTGTAACCATGCTTGTTTCATGGCATTACTTGGTGAATAATCATTTGGCAATTCCAAATTGCCTTGTGACTCTAAAACTCTCACTTTGTTTAATACGTTGTCAGATACGTTCTTTTCTTGTACTAATTGTTGTTCAATAGTTTGTAATTTATTATTTTCAGTCATTTTATATAGTCTCCATTCTTAATTTTTTATCTTGTTCATTTACTATCAATTGAATTTGTTGTGATTCTGTTTTGATAAGCTCTGTTACTGATTCAGCATTATCAATAAATATTGGCGCTGTAACTTTAAAATGTTTTGACAGTGTATTGATGATATCTAAGCCAACATTAATTCTTGAGGCGTTATTTAAACCGCTGTCGTATTCGACGCCGTTAACCGTTGTTGAACATGTTTCTTCTAATTCGCCGTTAACTAAGGTATTGAATAGCTTAAATTCAGCAATATCAAATTCGTTATTGATATTTTCAGTAAGCATTTTGACTTTTGTTGTTGTAAATTCTTTTAAGATATAAAGGTCATGTGAATACTTTTCTTTTTCATCCAATAATCTGTCTTCTTCATTTCTTAATTCAGAAATAACATCATCTAGATGTTTATTTGATTTTTCGATTGATCTTGACACTTCAATTTCTGATTTTTCTTGAGTAAGTTCGCTTATTTTGTCATCTATTCCTGAAACTTTATCTTGAATAGTTTTCCTGATGTTAGAGCGTTTTTGATTAATCTCATTTATCTCTAACATTACTGCTTTGTATTCGTCAGTTTGCGTAACGTCAACGTGAGTCGTTTTCAACTTATTAATTTTGTTTTGTATTCTTGCTGAACGCTCTTCTGCTTCGTTGATTTTAATTTGAAGATTATTATTGTCATCCTCTAACTTCTCGATGATTGGCTTTATTTTCTTGCCTTCTGAAATAATGTGATTGATAGATGTTTGTATTGTTTCTAATTCTTTCGATTTGCTAGCATTGAATTTCTGCAATGCTTTTTCTCTTGCCTCATTCACTTGTTCAGCTGGTAACTGTTGACCACAACAACTACATACATTGTCATCAAGATATTCAAATTTTTGATTTTTAGCTTTTTCTAAATCACTTTTTAATCCTTTATGATTTTCTAATAATTGATTACGTCTATTTTCTTCATGTGCGATTTGTTGTTTGTTTTGCTTTAATCTTGTTTTAAGGTTCGCAACCGTTCCATTTTCAACGTGTAACTCATTTGTTAAAGTATGGATTTTGTTCTCATTACTTGCGCTGTTATTGTCTTCTATGCGCTTCAATTCTGATTGTTTATCAGCTAATTGGTTACGCAAATTAATTTCTTCTGCACCGTTTTGAATATCTATACGTTCATTTTCAAGTTGCTCAATTTCTTGTTTGATAATTGCGTATCTATCATTATCGAATTCAGGTACATCCTGCTTATTTTGTTGTGTTTGGTTAATACGTATCGGAATATCTTTGATATCTTTGTTAATCTGTTTTATCTTGTCCGTAAGAATCTTTTTCTTTGTTTCAATTTCATGATCTCCAAGAATATTATTTAATTCTTTAAAATCATCATTTGTTTTAATGACATCCTCATCATTGATTGGTTTAGCAATTTCAAACAACAAACTTCTTCGCTTCTTCCAATCTAGTAAGTTAAATGCTTGAGGGTTCGTAATTAACTTGAATACGTCTTCATCAATCAGTTCATCAATACGAGCTTTATAATCCTTTACTTTTATTGATTCATCATTGATATATTGTTTCTTCGTTCGACTTCGTGAGTATTCCTTGCGATTCGTTTTTTGATTTATTGTGTATTTAGGATGTGACTCTTTTTTAAAAGTCGTAATTTTTCCGTCGATTTCAAATTCTGCGAAAACAGTCGGAATTAACTCATAATTTTCTTCGTTTTTTTCGTTTAAAGGTACAAGGTTAAATGATTTGGTTGATCCGTCCAAACCTTTATCGAAAAGCAGCCATTGTAATGCGGTTGCTGTTGTAGTCTTGCCAGTCGCATTATTGCCGTATATTTTTGCATCTTTACCGTCAAAGTTAAATTTTTCTTCTTTGATTCCAGCAAAGTTCGATATAGTTAACTTATTTATTTTCATATCTTTCCTCATGCTCCTTTTTTAATCTTCCGATGACCTCTTAGCACTTCGATAATTAAATTTTTTATTCGTTCATGGCTGTCTGGATTGATTTCATGTATCTGCACAAGCTTATTGTTTGTTTTGTAACTGTCGTGATAGTGCAAGAAATTAATCGATAAGTATCCGTGATGATTACGTTCAATTTCCAATAATGCTCGTTGGTTTGACAAAGTATATTCGTCGAATAACGTCTTAAAAATATTCAATATATTTCTTTCTGTATCTCTCATGCTTATACCTACCATTTCATGATTAAATTGATTAATTTGTCCTGTTCATCTGTGTTATTTTCAATCCATTCATAAATACTTTGTTTCAAAATATCTAAAGCTGTGTATAGATCGTTCTCGTCAGAAACTAGTAGCCCGTCAATTGAATTTCCTTCATGATCTAAAACGACTATTTCGACGCTATACGCTCGTTTCTTAACTCTTAATCGAAAATCAAAGCTATCTACATTAATTATTTTTTGACATACGTCACCCGTTTTGTAATACATTGTTTTAGTCCTCCTTGTTGTTATCTATAGCAAGAAATTTTTGTAGTTTACGTTTTTGAATGGCGTTAATGACATCGTCGAAATTAGTAGCATTATCCAATAATTCAGCAAGATTAAAAGCATTGCCAAGCGCAGAACTTGAACTTTTTATGAAATCTCCGTTGCTAACTCCTATTGCTGAAAAAAGTAAAATATCAAATTTGCTTTCTCCCTCAATTTCTTTCGCTAATTCATACAATTCTCCACTTTTTTCAGATAATAAGCCTCTTATTTCTTCCTGCGTCATGTCTTTATAATTTTTAGTCATGGTTGACTTCCTCCGTTTTTCGTTTTATATTGAACGTAAGTTTATATTTCTAATTACTTTTCTGTTACCTGTTGGCGCATGTAACAGATTTTTTTATTATTTACAAATTCTTCCAAATCTTTTAAAGCTTGTTTATATCCCTTGTCATATGCTAATTGTTCAGAATTTCTTGAATATTTAGGGATTTTTACATTGTCGTATTCTCCGTTTAAATAACGATTAATTTTCTCTCTCTTCTGATCAGTTATTCTTCTTGAACCATTTCTTAACTTAATAAAATAAGTATCAGAGAAACCTAGCAAATATCCTATTTCTCTCACCGTTAAATCTTTTTCTTTCCTTCTCTTGTCAACTTTTTCCATCAAGTCTTTATCTGACATCTTTTTATTCTCCTTTGTTGTCATAAAAGTATTCTTTATAGAATATGAATGTTGCGATGCTTGCGAATCCTGCAATTGACCACGCTGTAGTGAAGTATAGAAACGGCATGAGTACAATCGCTAAGACTGTGAAGCATAGCACTGCTACTAGGTAGCTTTTATAAGTTTTACTCATTTGATAACTCCTCCTATAATTCGTATTCATTAATCATTAAATTGGTACCGATAAATTGAATAGCTTTGTCAATTTTTATATAACGCTTTTGTCCTCGACCAAATCTGTACATGCATTCTTTTTGAAACTCTTTGTTCGAGTAGACTTTTTTCTCTAGATCATCTTTTGAAATGCCACTTATTTTTACAAACGCATTTGCGTCTGCATATCCGATGTATTCCATATTCAGCCTCTCCTATATTTCATTTTAAAATTTCATTTCAATTTGCTTGATTCTGTATAAAGTAGCTTGTGACGGGAACCAATTAGCAATCATTTCAATTACATCGTCGAAATGTTTTTGTCTTACGTTCGTTCTTGAACTCGCACCAGTCATCTTTTTCACTTCTGAATTAATATCCCTGAATAATTCGCTACGTTGTTTTTGGTTTGTTATCGCATGTAGTCTTTGTATATGAGCTACTCTTTGATTGATTGTTCTAGTTAAGAAGTTATAGTCTCCCGCATCCAGTTTTTGATTTTCTTTCAAATCAATAACATCATCTTTCACATTTTTAATTTCTTGTTTTGTTTCTTCTGTAGCTTCAAACATTAATCTCAATGCTTGCATTGGGTCGCTAGGTACTTGGTACGCTCCGGTTTTTCTTAAAGTTGGTAAAACTTCCGAAGTTACCCAGCGTTTGAATTTCCTAGCGGTTTCTCTAATGTTTTCGTTTTTACTTTGTTTAGAAGCATCAAAGATTAAACTGTATAAACCAGATTCATTGATGATGATCATATTTCTGTTTTGACCTGACGCACTAATTTGGTGCATCAGCCTATCTTCACTATCAACATGATTGCGTATGGCATTATCTGCTCGTGCATATCCTAAAATTTCAGCAACATCTTTACCTAAAAAGAAGGGTTCTCCTTCCACTTCAATTTTCCTTACTGGTAATTCTTCAAAATTAAATGTTTGTAATGCTTGCATTTGAGTTTCCTCCTTCAGTTTGTTTATTGTTCTTTTTCGGGAACGTTATTGGTAAAAAAAATATCTAAATTATTTGTTTCATAACCTAATATTTTTGCCATTTTAATAAATTCATTCGCTCCAATATCTACTATCCCATTTTCCCTCTTTGCATAAGGTGTTCTTGTTTTCCACCCCATTTTGTGAGCCATTTCATCTTGTGTAATACCACAAGCTATTCTTTCTGCTCTCAATCTTTTTAAATTTAGTACCACGTTTACACCTCCTGCCGTTCTCGTTTGAGAACTAAATACAATTTAACACTCTCGTTCTCATTCGTCAACACTTTTAACTAAAAAAAATTCAAAAAGTTTTTTCTTTCTTATATATTGTATTCTTTCGGGAACGATGCTATAATCAAATTGTTCACAAATAAGAACAAATATTCAATTCAGGAGATACAAGAAATGAGAACTAATGATGAAATAATCACAATAATTAAAACATCTATGAAAGAACAAAATATGTCACTAAGTGAATTAGCTCGTCGTGTCGGTGTAGCAAAATCAGCGGTATCAAGATATTTAAATTTAACTAGAGAGTTCCCTTTAAATCGTGCCGAAGATTTTGCGAAAGTACTTGGAATAAAAACAGAATATTTATTAGGATTTGCTGAACGTGAAGAATCTACAAAACAAGATACTATCGCTGCACACTTAGACGGGGATTTTACAGAAGAAGAATTGATTGAAATCAGAAAGTATGCAGAGTTAGTAAGAAAAGCACATCGAAATCAGTAAGGGGTAATTTTATGTATTTATACGAAAAGATGGTTATTGAAAACAAAGAAATTCCAATTGATGACAGGAAGTCTTTAGGTAATTTCGAGGGGTTCTATGATAATGGAGTAATTTTGATTAATAAGAATTTATCAGAAAGACGTAAAGCTGAAGTTTTATATGAGGAACTTGCACACCACAAGTTGACATACGGTAACATTTTAGATCAATCAAAATTTAATAATCGAAAATTCGAAAATTATGCGAGACGCCACGGTTTTATTTCCGCTGTTCCGTTACGTGAAATTATAGAAGCTTATAATTACGGAGTTCGTAATTTATACGAATTGTCCGAATATCTTCAGTTAAGCGAAAGTTACATAAAAGAAGCACTCGAACATTATAAAAAGATTTATGGTATTGGAACTAACTATGGAGAATACTCAATAACATTCGAACCATTAAGAGTATTTAAATATAAAGATATATAAACAAAGGAGAAATGAACAATGAGAAGATTATTAGGTTTAGTATTAGCAAGTACGTTGGTGTTAGGCGCATGTGGTAGTGATGGAAACAAAAAAGAAAGTAATGACTCAAAAACTTCTGTAGATGAAAATAAAGCGCAATTTAAAAACGACACATTAGTTTTAGATCAAGCAGTCTTAAAAATTAAAGATGTATTTTTAATTAATGATAAGGATAACAAAAAGAGTAAAAAGAAGCTTATCGCATTTAAATATGAGGTTAAAAGTAAAGTTGATGACGACAAAATAACTTCAACTAATGTTTGGATTGCATCTATGAGTGCTACTCAAGATAGTAAAGATACCGTTAATAAATTAGAAATGGATATTACGCCAAACACTGGCAAACTTGGAGAATGGAACAAACATAGTTTCGATAAAATTAAAAAAGGCGGAACCGCTAAAGGTCTTGTAACTTACCAACTCCAAAATGACAATGAAGTTACTTTGCACGCTACAAAAGGTAGTGAAGACAAAAAATTAGGTACTAAAAAAATTGATATCAGTAAATTAAAAACAGTAGATTATTCAGTTATGGAAGATTTCGACAATCCTACTACTAAAGAAGAATCACAAGATGATAGTGATAAAGTTTCGAGTGCCGAAGAACAAAGTGATGAAAATAAGCAAAGTGCTTCTAATTCAAATAAAAATCAAACACAAAATAATCCCACTTCTAATAAAAACAACAATGCGCCAGTAAAAGATGAGTTTTCAAGCGACACATCTTATAACGCTTATCAAGAAGCTAAAAGAGCAACAGAAGAAAACAAACGTCAGAATGGTGGACATACTGCCGGCATAGGTGGTTCATGGGCAGTACAAGACGGACAAGACTATAATTCATGGAAGAAAGCACAAAATGATTTTGACAATTTCAAACGTCAAAATAGTGAAGTGATTCAACAATAAAATTTCGGGTAGTCTCGCCTACCCTTATTATTTTTTGCCAATTTTGAGGAGGAAAAGTAAAATGGCGTCATTTACAATTACAAAAAGGAAGAATAAAGCAACAGCATCTTGGCAGTACGACGTAAAACATCCGTCTTTCAAATCAGGAAAGAAAAGAAAGTCAGGATTCAAAACTAAAGCTGAGGCAACCAACGCTGCTCAACAACTGCTTAGAGATTTGGATGATGGAAACAATTTAGATGAAAATAAAAAGTTTGAAGAATATTACAATGATTGGTTAGATTCAAAAAATAAGAAACATGTCGCTTCACAACAATTCTATTGGTATCAACGTTCATTAAAATTATTTAACGAATATTTCGGGAGTGATTTTTTAATAAAAAACATCAAACGTTCGGAGTATCAAAAGTTTTTGAACGAATTCGGTCGAGGTCGTACTAATGAAACGGTTCGTAAATTAAACAGTTGTTTATCACAATGCTTCAGAGATGCAGTATATGAGGGCTATTTAAAGAAAGACCCTAGCTATCAAATAGATATTCGTGGTACAAAAAAATCAAAAGACGAACACTCTAAATTCATCACCATAGAACAATACTTGCAATTGATAGAATACTTTAAATCTAGAGACGAATCGAGTTATATTTTTTTATTCATCCTAGCTATCACTGGTGCAAGATACAGCGATGTAATTAATATGTTGCCTATCGATCTAAACGAAAAAGAGGGTACAATACATCTTCGTGGAACAAAAACAGTTAACGCGGACAGACTTGTGGAGGTACCAAAAAAGGATATACAACATATTAAAGCTAAATTATCAAAATTACCAAAACGTACAGATAATAAGTTGTTTAAATTGAGTCATAATGCCGTTAAAAAGTCATTTAACCATGCTAAGAGTCAAATAGGACTAAATGATACTAAAATAACACCTTATTCATTAAGACACACGCATACATCTTTCCTACTTTCTAAAGGTATACCTATTGAATATATTAGCAAAAGATTAGGCCATTATAATATATCTATAACTTTAGACACCTACTCTCACTTACTTGATGAACATAAAAAAGAGCAAGGTCAACGTGTCAGAAAATTATTTTCTTGA